ATTCCCGTTCACTGCAACTTTGCCGGGCGGAAGTTTTCCGGTAATGGTGGCAACCCTCAATTCCGGTGCGAAGGATGCGTCAATTACATGCGAAATAAAACAGGCAGGCCAAGCGACTATCAAGAACACCTCGACCGGCCCATACACAGTGGCTCAATGTGGCTAGTTTGAAAGAAAAGCTTAGAAATGCGTAATTTTCAGGGGCCCTACCGTTGCCTTAGGCTTAACTGTAAGCCTAAGGCAACGGGTTACAGCTTTGACATCTCTAAGGAAACTCTTGAATACGCCATAGTCGCCTATGGGTATACTCCGGTTATAGGCGGTGACCGTAACACGGTCAACCGTGGAAGTGAAACGTTGAGTCCCAAGGAGATGAAGTGAAAGGCAGCCCCAGGAAAGGCGACGCGTCCCAACGCGCCTGGGCGGTAGTCCAAGAGGCCACTGGCCAAAGCGAGCCGGTAGAGACCGTCCAGAAAGACCCTGCGGCGGTGGCTAGGGGCCGCGCCGGGGGCTTGGCTAGGGCCAAAAACCTGACTCCTGCGAGGCGCGTTGAGATCGCAAAGGTTGCAAGAGCGACCAGGTCGAAAAGGGGGGGCTGAAATGAGTGTTATCGATGAGCGCACTACATCGTTGGTTCTTGGTCCTGAAGCGACACGAGCCGTCGAAGAAATAGCCAAAATTCGAGACGCTACTTTTGAGGAATCCATCTCTGAAGCAATCGGGCTCTACCGTGAATTGATACAACTGGTGAACGACGGAGCCACAATTCTTGTAGCAAAGAACAATGAACGGACTCAGGAGATTGTGTTCCCTAAAAAGGGATCCTGAGCTCCTGTGAGCTCCCCAGAGCCGCCCAAACCCGCCGCTCCACCACCAGCTCTTTCATGCGAGGTGAGTTCTAGTAGTCTGAGGGCGTGAGCGTTCAACTTGAAGTCAAAGACTCTTGAAATGACGCAGACTTCACCGAGCGGTTACGTGCGGACTCTAGGGCAGGCCCAGATTGATACCGAGGCGCTCCGGATGCGCTCATTGGGCTGGACCTACACCAAGATCGCTCAGGTCATGGGGTGCTCCATCCAGGCGGCTTCGGATCGATACCACCGAGCGTTGGCCGCCGTCCCCTCGGACGCGGTGGAGACGCACCGAAAGTTGATGGGCGAACAGATCGACGCCCTGTTGGAAGTGGCGTTTGAGCAAGCCTTGACCGGCAAACGGAGCCTCTTCGCCATCGACCGCTGCATACTGTTGATGGACCGAAAGGCAAAGCTCTTCGGCACCGACGCTCCAATCAAGCAGTCCCTCGAGGTGGTGAACTATGACGGTAATTCAATCGAGGCCAGGGTTGCCGAACTCCGATCCGCTCTTGGACACCTTGGCAGCGAGCCGGTATCTGTGGACGGACGAACTGGCGAGGCCGGAGCAAGTACCGACTGACGGAGAATGGTCCGTTGCGCTGTTCCTTTCAGGCAGAGGATGGGGCAAGACCCGAGTGGGAGCGGAGTGGACGGCCTACCAAGCCATTTCGATGCCGAAAACACGCTGGGCGGTCGTTGCAGCGACGTTCGGGGATGTTCGAGATACTTGCGCTGAAGGGGAGTCTGGCTTGGTCCCGATTCTTCGCAGATACGGAGTCCTAGAGTCGTACAACCGCTCGATAGGGGAGATTCGATTGACCAACGGTTCGAGAATCAAACTCTTTTCAGCAGCGGAACCGGACAGGCTTCGTGGCCCGCAGTTTCACGGGGCGTGGTGCGATGAGATCGCGGCCTGGGAGTATCCCGATACCTGGGATCAGCTTCAGTTCGGCCTACGGCTAGGTCAGCACCCTCAGACCGTCGTCACCACAACCCCCAGGAATGTCGCCGTGGTGAAGAATCTCCTGGCGAGGACGGATGGGTCCGTGGTCGTCACCCGAGGTTCGACCTTCGATAACGCCGCGAATCTGGCGCCTTCGGCTTTGGCCCAACTCCGGCTCAGGTACGAAGGAACTCGCCAAGGGAGGCAGGAACTCTTCGCTGAGGTCTTGGAGGATGTTCCGGGCGCGTTGTGGAAACTGGAGATGATCCGGCTACAGGCAATGCCCGCAAGCAAGAGAATCGTCATCGGCGTCGACCCGGCGGTGACGAACACGCCGGACTCGGACGAAACGGGCATCATCGTGGACGCCAAGGGCTCTGACGGGATGTTCTACTGCCTCGAAGATGTTTCATGCAGAGATTCGGTGTTGGGATGGGCGAAACGCGTGAATGCTGCTTTTGAAGAGTTCGCTGCTGACCTGGTCGTCTACGAGGCGAACCAGGGCGGCGATGCTATTGCCGAAGTGCTGCATTCGGTGAATCCGTACCTGCCGCTGAAGGCAGTTCACGCGAAGGTCGGCAAGAGGCTCAGGGCAGAGCCGATTTCAAGCCTCTACGAACAAGGCCGCGTGTTTCACGTGAAACGTCTAGAAAAACTCGAGGATCAGATGTTGACGTGGGAAGCCGACGATCCGAAATCACCGGACAGGTTGGACGCCCATGTTCACGCTCTTACTGAGTTGGCCGACATCGGTGCCGGGAGCAGATTTCTCTTAGACTTGGCGCAGATGTGCCCTCATTGTCAGATGCCCAATACGAAAGGCGACACGGTGTGCTTTTCATGCCACAAGGTGATTGATGGGTAGACGCAGGGACGAACGACAGGCTGCGTTGATCGAGAAAGCCGTCTCCAACGCCTTGGCGGCAACGCCGATGCAGGGTGCTGGCAACAGCGCATCGACTTCTGCGGCATTTTCTCAGTTGATGGGCGTTTCAGCGCCTACCGGAATCATGCAGTCCCTGGCGAGAGACCCGTCGAGCTTTGGCGGCGCTCTTGGTCCTGGTTATCCCTTCCAGCCCGCACCGCTGGACCAGGGCTACGGACGGGCGAACCGCCCGGCTCCGCGAAAGTTCCAGTACGACGTAGCCGACAACCTCAACATCACCAAGAAACTGGCGCAGTGGAACGTGCTGACGGCGGCGTCGGTCCAGGTGGATATCTTCGCCCGAGCGATAACGATACGAACCGATGACGTGACCAAGATGGACTGGTCGTGGAACGTCTCGAAGTCCTGCATCAACACGATCATGGAGGACAACAACGTCGGCTACGCCGAAGCGGCCAAGATCGGTCGTCAGGAGAACATGGCGCAGATCGTGCGGCTCTCGGAGTTCTGGGAAAACCCCTATCCGCAGTCGGACCGAAGTTGGGAGGAGTGGATCACCGAAGCCATAAATCAAGTCCTGGTCTACGATGGCCTGCCGGTGCACCCGGCCTTCGCGTTAGGCGGGGATCTGCTCGGCTTGGACATCATCGATGCGTCGACCATCAAGATTCTCTTGGACAATGAAGGGGATTTCGTTCGGCCTCCGGACCCCGGCTTCCAGCAAATCCTCTTCGGTTTCCCGCGAGGGGAGTTCATCGCCACCCCCAACAAGGACGTGCCGACGTACCTGAACGGCGAGTACAACATCACGGACCGGGACCAACTCTCCTACTTCGTGAAGAATCGCCGGACGATAACGCCCTACGGCTACTCGCCGGTCGAGATGGCTCTGGAAATCGCCAATATCTACAAGGAACGTGAGTCGTGGATGCTGGCGGAGTACAAATTCGGAACATCCGCCGGGACGTACATGAAGACCGGGGCGACCGAGATAACCCTTGAAAATCTGGCGGGCTACAACCGAATCTTCAATGATTTCTTGCAAGGCTCGACCGCGCAACGACAGTCCACGGTCACTCTGCCCCCGGGTTTCGAGCCGGTCTTCGCTCCCTACATCGAAGAGAAGTACAAGGCCGACTACGACGAAGGCTTGATAAAGAGGACCGCGGCGTTCTTCGGCGTCGACGCACGGCAATTCGGCGTCGTCCCACGGGCCGGGCTCGGTGGTGGGAAGGGCGCGGCCGAAGGCGAGGCCGACAACGCGGAGACGGTGTCGAGCAAACCTCAGAACAAGTACCTGGAACGAACCGTCATGTCCCTCTCTCGAAGGTACCTGAACGCGAACAAGATGGTCCAGTTCGACCTGAAGGACGACGAGGGTTCCGAGGATGAGGTCGAGGTCGCCACGGCGAACAACCTCTTCGTTTCGTCCGGCATAAAGACGCGCAACGAGGTCCGCGGCGAGTTGGGCATGCCGTTGTCGACCGAACCTGAAGCCGACCAACTCGCCATCACCACGGCGACAGGCCCGGTGTTCCTGCCCGGGCTCATAGCAGCGCAGGCGACCGCCCAGGAACAAGCCGCCAACCCTCCAACCCCAATCATCCAACAGATAGGACCGCAAAATGGTGCAGGCAACGACAGCGGGGGGGTCGACACCGATTCCCAGCAAGTCCAAGGTGATAAAGGCGAAGGTGAAGGCAGCGAGCCCGAAGAGCAAACTGGTGCGGGCGGCTCGGCGCAAGCTGGTGTGAAGGCCGAGATCGCCGACTTCGTGAAGCTCGTCAAATCAGCCAATCGCAAGGGCCTGTGGAGACGGTTCGAGTTCTCGACCGTGGATGCGTCGACCGCCGACATGCTGAACGACGAGGGGTACCTCATCGCCAAAGGCGTGCGGGCGATGCCGGAACTCCCGATAGACCATTTCCTCGAGAAGGCCGGATTAGCACCTCACCCAAAACTCTTGCTGAAACGACAGTCTGACAGGAAGATTCAGGCGCTGGCCAAAGGCCATTCCGGGTTCATCAGGACCGCGCTGTTGGCCGGTGTCGCCGGGGTGTCGGCAGCGATAACCCACGCTCTCGGGGATTCGACTGGTCAGGACGCCAAGGAAGTCGCACGACAAGCCGTGTTGCAGAACGTCACGTTCGACTCGACCCAGGCGTCTCAGATGTTGGGCAACCTCTATTCGGATGCTTCCAGCATGGGGGCGCAGTCGGCCGCGGCCGGGCTCGGCACGGACGTTCTCTCGACCTCGACGACCGAGCAACTCCTGGCCCAGCGAGAGATCACCTTGAATGGAATCGACAACACGGCGATGGGCCGAATCAGCGACGCCATCGCCAACGGGATTGCGAATGGCGACACGCACGCGACCATCTCCGACGCGGTCAACGCGATCATCGACGACCCGCAAAGGGCCGATGTCATCTCGATCACTGAGTCGAATCGCGCCTACAATTCGGCCTTCCAGGACCAACTGACGGCTGCCGGTGAGACCCAGTTCGATTGGATCGTCGATGGTGACCCGTGCCCGGCGTGCCAGGACGAGGAAGGGCCGCAGGATATAACGAATCCCGGCCCACCGCTGCATCCGAACTGCGAGTGCTCCGTGGGGGTTGTAAGTGCCAACGGGTGAGAGTGGAACTCACAAAATCAGGCCAGTGTCGTCCGTCAACCGGCTCTTTGCCCCGCTTTGAATTTGCGTACCGTTGGCACCGTCAGACTACCGCAAGCGAGACGATTTCTCACGTTCTACGCTTTAAGCATGAAGCAAAGGAGCGCCCATGCCCACTGACGAATTGGTGTATGCCTATCTCGGAGGGCTGACGAAAAGCCTGAACGATGACGGGACTGTCAATATCCGGGCGCTGGCGACTGACGAAACCCTGGACCTGGATGGGCAGATCGCCGACAAGGAATGGGCTCACGCTGAAATGTCGGAGTGGTTCAAGACGGGTCCGAACGTTCGAGCGATGCACCAACTCAACGCTGTCGGCAGGGGATTTGAACTCGAGAACGCTGATTCAGGGAGTTGGTTTAAGGCCAAGATCGTTGACGCCGACGCAATCCTGAAGCTCAACAACGACATCTACTGCGGCGCTTCCATTGGTGTAAAGGGCGCGAAGGTCATCAAGGACAAGGACGCTCCGAACGGTCGGATTGTCGGGGGCAAGATCATCGAAGTTTCCTTGGTCGACCGCCCCGCCAATCCTTCGTGTCGAGTCGAGGTGATGAAGGCCGCTGGCATGACGCAGGACTCAGTGACAACTGAACCCGCTGTCGACGGTTGCCCTCCGTGTCCGACGTGCGACGGAACGGGAAAAGCGAATGACGGAGTGGCCGATTGCATGGATTGCAATGGCAGCGGTGAATCGGCGAACAACACCTACCCGAGTTTGAACGGTGGAAACATGGAAGATGGTCAAGTCGGCAAAGCGGCGGAGTGCAAGACCTGCAAGGGAACGGGCAAAATCAAGGACGGTCACATGGACTGCCCGGACTGCACGCAGAAGGCCGCGAATTACCAGACCGACTACTTCGGCTACACCGATGAGGACAAGGCCGCGTGGACGCCGTTCCAG